GTGCTTCCCAGTTCGCTCGACTTCATAGCCGAGATAGCTCTGACGCCCTAGTACCGGGGAACTAGGGAGAACAACCGGGTAGCTCTTTAGGAGCTTCTGAATCTTCTCATCTAGCCATCTACAGGTTTGCCACAGGCCCCGCTCATAGAGCTGGTTCCTGAAACTCACCAGGGATATAACCTCGGTAGCGTCCTTCCGAGTAGAGGGCCATACACGCCGGAATCTGACAGGTGTAACGTCAAACCCAGCGTAGTAATCGCCCCCGCAAGACTCTCTGAACTTCCCAGTCCAGAAAGACTTGCCAGAGTTTACCTTGAAGCCGAACAGCTCAAGGGCCTCTGTTACGGAAGTAGCATAATCCACGGGAATGATAATATCATCCCCGTAAATTCGCACCTGACCCACAAGGTGACGCAAGTCACGATGTGAGTTTAACGGTGTGTTGGACGCTTTCTCAATCCCTAAGAGGACACATGTTAGAATACCATGGCCTCGATCGGGAAGGTTAGCGCCGAACCCATAGACGCGAACTTGTTGAGATTATATATCTCCCCAAGTACGTCAGCCTTAAAGGACCGTGATGCTTGAACCGCCTCGTCTGTTAGAGGATGGTTTCGCATCATAGCTCTTACCAGCTGATTCGAAACGCGATCGGATGCTTCGCTCAGGTCGAGCGTAGCAAAGGACCCCGTGAGGGATCCAATTCGAGCCATTTCCTGGTTAGGAACTTGGTCATCGAATCCGAGCATACGATCTAGCGTGTCATAGCTAGAGAGCGCATCTAGAAGAACGGGTAGAAGAGCTTGCTGGCTATACTGATGCCAGCTAGGCTCAATCCCAATAATCCTAGGCGTTTTGAGCGTTTTAGGGACCGAAATAACCCTAACGGGAATCTCGGCCTCGGGTTCGAGAATGTCCACGGCCCCAAATCGGTCCGTATAGGACCAATTCGGGAGGAGAAACTCACCAGATGGTAAGATTCTCTCAAGCCGAGAGGTCCAAGTGCTGAGCGTAAACTTCCTGTTTCCAGAAAGTTTATCCGCAGTCGCACCTGGACCATGCCTCGCAACGAGCTCCAGCTTATGGATTGAATTCTCCATTCGACTGAAGACACCCGCGAAAAGCATATCCGAAATCCGCAGAAACTCAGAAAGAACTTCTGGTGTCCTGCGGACGTTGGATTCATGGACATCCTTCTCACAATCGATGTATCCCTGAAAGGCGGATTTCGTCCGCTCTTTCGAGCATTCGATTTCCAATTTGCCAAAGATCAAAGTCAATTGTCTTATGGCAAATACAGAATCCTTGCAAGGATCCTCGACCAACACGCCATTATCAGGATCGAACACACGCTGAAGGAAACCTCCGAGAAATCGGGGGAGCCCGCCAGAACCAGCTCGAAAGCCGGTAAACTGGTCGTCAGCAATGTAACCTTGGTCTAGAGCTCTTTCGAACTCTTTACCAAAGGCCGGGAGCGT